CAGCCCTGGATAAAGCCGTGTTCGGGGTATTCATCCCCATTGGCATTTTGGTTATCCCTTTCGCGTACACGGTGGAGCAGTATTTCCACAGGCTTTGCCGACGGTTGCGGTTTCGCTTTTACCGTGCCGACGGATCGACGGAAACATTTTGGCTGCCCGCCGCTTTGCCAGTTCTGGCATTTATGCTTTTTGTTTGGGGGCTGTATTTTTGGGCAGCAGGCAGAGCGTTCGGATTCGATGGGCTTTCCTGGTATCGCTCGTTTTTAATCGGGCTTTGCCTCACCTTCAAACAAGTATTAACCTTTTTCGCATGACTTACGAATCCTTAAACCCATTTTTGCAAGCCGCCTTTTGGTTGGCAGCCCTTTTGCCTTACGCGGCATGGTGGGCCGGGGATTGGGTTGGTAGGTGGGTAAGGCAAAAACTGAAATCGTCTTAACTCCAAATTTCCCGACGCTCCGCCCGTTCAGGGCTAATGTTCGGGAAACGGCAGTTAGAATTTTAGCCGAAAATATTAGTTGGAATTGCTTATCTTTGCCTCGCTACTGATTTACTTATGTTCAATTTCTGCAACTTTTTTTTCTAAAATACCGGGCGCGGTGCAATCTCTCCTAACATGGGTGAATTGGTAGCCGCCGCGCTCGCCATTTTGTTATGAAAAAAATACCGCTTACGCAAGGCCAATTTACAATCGTTGATGACGAAGATTATGAACCGCTAATGAAGTTTAAGTGGTGCGCCTATAAAGACAGAAATACATTTTATGCGTGTCGTAATGTGCGTATTGGGAGCGGGCAAAGAAAACTTCAAATGCACAGGCATTTGCTTGGCGTAGACGACCCAACAATACAGATAGATCACCGAAATGGTGATGGGCTGGATAATCAACGCGCCAATCTTAGGAAATGCACAAATGCGCAGAATCAGATGAACCAGCGGCTAAGCAGAGCAAATACTTCAGGTTACAAAGGCGTAACATGGTATAAGCCATTAAATAGTTGGTGCGCTCGGATTCAGATAAACAAAAAACTTATCCACATCGGGTATTATGCCAACATAAACGATGCGGCAATTGCATACAACGAGAGGGCCAAAGTCCTTTTTGGAGAGTTTGCTTTTTTAAATAAGGTTTAGTATTTTTGTGCTGCTTCTTGAAAAGAAATGCTCTTTGTGTTTTGAACACCTGCGATTTTCGCGGGAGATGCGGTAAAAGGCAAGGGGCAAAATTAACGGGCGGCGAGACTGGTCTACTTATACTTAGTCGAGCCGCCCGATTTTGGGGCAGCGCTGCACGGGCAGCAACGGGGACTAACCCGCAGGCCGGTTCGATTCCGGGCGCTCCACAATTGTTTTCATTGGGTTTTGGGAAATTCCGACTGTCGTAAGGTGGGCGGCTTTTTGAAATTTTGGGCAGTGGCGGAATTAGACGCAGCGCGTGGCGAGCGGGAAACGAGCGCAACTGAGACCCGGCGGCGCGCAACCCTGTTGCGAGGGGATTCGGGAAAGGCTAAAGGTTGCAGCGATGCAAATTGTAGGGACGTTTCCGGTTTTGCAGGTTCAATCCTGCCTGCCCAAAATTTTTAAAAAAATTCATTTGGTTTTTTGGGGTTTTACTTAGCCCTGATCTGGAAAGATTGGGGCTTTTTTTGAAAAGATTTTCCGGTATAGTTATTGCCGGAATGAAAATAAAGGATTACTTTTGTAACGTCATAAAGTTGACATCCAGGATTGGAAACCCTGGATTTTAAAACCGCTCGGCTATGAGCAAAGAATATTTTTCACACTGCCCTTTGCGGTGTCTGCGAGAATCGGGATAGCCCCCGGTGTAGGTTTTCCAAAACCCTCGCAGACAGCACAAAGGGCATTTTTATTTCAGACAATGCAACTCGTTTATGAAAATAACAGATGGGAAATGGTTTCTTCCTTCGACGAAAAGGACGAAATAAAGGAAGCCGGTTTTCGGTGGGAGCCTGCTAAAAAACGCTGGATTACAACCGTTCCCGGAATCGCCGAAAAGTTCCGGGATAAAGCCGACGAAAACGCGGCTTCCGAACTTGACAAGGTGGGTGAAAAAATAGAAATGTCCCGTTCGGCAGAAATAGCGCACGGCGTAGAAATTCCCGTGCCGGACGGCAAAACCTATTTCCCGTATCAACACGCGGGCATCGCGTTCGCTTGCAATCGGGAATCAACATTTATCGGCGACGAAATGGGGTTAGGTAAAACCATTCAGGCAATCGGGGTGATAAACCAAACCAACCCGGAAAAAGTGTTGATCGTTTGCCCGGCAACGCTTAAACTGAACTGGAAAAAAGAGTTAGAACGTTGGCTGGTTAAGCCGTACCGTATCCACGTCTTAAATTCAGGTGAGGCATTCCCGGTAAATGTGGAGATCGTTGTAATGAACTACGATATTGCCGCCAAATTTTCAAAGGAATTGCGGGCGGTAAATTGGGATTTGTTTGTGGCCGATGAAGCGCACTACATGAAAAACCCGAAAGCGCAGCGCACAATGGCGCTGTTAGGCGGGAAGGCGGCAAAACCCATACAAGCGGCAAAGAAAATCCTGCTCACCGGAACGCCGATAACAAACCGCCCGATTGAAATTTACCCTTTGGTTTCGTTCCTTTGGCCGTCGGTGTTTTCAAATATGTGGCATTTTGCAAAGCGGTATTGCGCGGCGGTTAATACAGGTTGGGGATGGGACTTTTCCGGGGCATCGAACCTGGATGAACTTCAAGACCTCCTAAGGGCAAGCGGAATGATACGCCGGTTGAAGGCAGATGTGTTGAAAGAATTGCCGCCGAAAACCCGGCAGGTAGTTGTACTGCCGTCTGATTCGGTTTCGGGCCTGATTAAAAAGGAAACCGAACAGGCAAAGAAATTTGAAGGGGAAATGAAGCGGCTACGGGCGGCTGTAAGGAGCGCAAAAGAACAGCGGGATGAAAGCGCCTACAAAGCGGCAATCGGGCAATTACGACAGGCGAACAACATAGCCTTTACGGAAATGGCGGCAATCCGCAAGGAATTGGCAATTGCAAAAATTCCGTTCGCTGTGGAGTATGTTAAGAATATGGTCGAAGAAGGCGAAAAGGTTGTGGTTATGGCGCATCACCGGGAAGTGGTTGACCAATTGCAGGCGGAATTTGGACTTTCGGCGGTGAAGTTATACGGCGGAATGAGCGAGGTTGAAAAGTCGGCGAACGTTGACCGCTTCCAAAACGACCCGTCCTGCAAGGTTTTCATCGGGTCTATTCATGCCGCCGGGGTTGGTATCACCCTAACGGCTGCACAAAAAATGCTGTTTGCTGAATTGGATTGGACGCCGGCGAATATATTACAGGCAGAGGACAGGATTCACCGTATCGGGCAAGAGGGCAACGCGCTGATTCAGCAACTTGTTTTTGACGGATCCCTGGATGCGAAAATGGCGGAAACCCTTGTTAGGAAAATGGAAGTGATTGAAAAGGCGCTCGACAGGACGGATGCAGACGAACCGATTGAAGTTTTTGGAGAGGAATTTGAGGAAATAGAAAATTGATGTATCTTTGTGAAGGCTAAAGAGCCTACCGGCTGTCACCCGGTTTTAAAAAGTCGAATCGAATTTTTAATATTAGCGCTTATGAGAGCGCGGGCAAAGGGGGTTTTACGACTTCCCCCGCTTCAGGCTTGACAACCTGACCCGCACTCTGATAGGCGCTTTTTTATTGCACCTGAAATGGCAAAGCACGTTTTTACCGGGGTTTTTATCCCTGCCAACATTTGGCTATCAAAAGAACTTTCACCCGCCGAAAAAATGATTTTGGGAGAGGTGGATGCATTGAGCAAAGAAACTGGTTGGTGCTATGCTGGCAGAAAGCATTTTGCGGAATGGCTGCACTGCACACCCCCAAATGTTACCTATTATATCAATAATTTGGAGCGATTGGGGTATTTGAATGTAGATCGGAATCCGGGCGAAAGGAGCCGGATGAAAATAATAAACGAGCGATTTTATTTGGCAGGTAGTAAAGAGGGTTTACCGGTAGATGGTAGTAAACCCAGTTTACCAGGTAGTAAACCCAGTTTACGGGTAGGTAGTAAAGAGGATTTACCAGGTAGTAAAGAGGGTTTACCAGCATCCTATATAAAAGATAAATACAAAAAAGAAATACAAAATAAAGACAACGCGGGAAACCCGCTCTGCCCCCCTTTTCAAAAAATCGCAGAAATTGAATTGCCTGAAAACTTTTCCTTAGAAGCAACCCCTTCTCAACCTACTTCACCAGGGGGCGGCGGGCCGGGCGCGATCCGTGTTTCGATAACCGGGCCGGAACATCCCGAAATTACGGTACATGACATTATTGAGCCGCAAACCGAACCTGTAAAAACCGGCAGGAGCAAAACGAAAAACCCGCGAACGAACGAGCCGCAAATTCACCCGGAAAACGAGCAAGCGTTCACACACTTCAACGACCCGGCAAAAGCACGGGCGGCATGGTCGGAGTGGATAAAATACAAATACGATCAACACAGGGAGCGGTATAAGAGCGCAGCGAGCGAATTAATAAAACTTCGCAGCCTTTTCAAAGAAACAAACGGCAGCAGCGACAGCGCGGCCACAATGATCGAACATTCTATCGGAAACCTTTACCGGGGCATTTATCCTCCTAAATCTGAAAAAAATGGAACACAACCCGCACACGGGCTTAACAAAGCAACAGCCCAACACCTCAACCTTGCAAAAGATACTTTCGACCGCTGGCAACGGGCTTTCAACGGAGACGATAAACCGATGGACTACATTACAGGCGCAAAATAACTTCGATGAAGCGAAGGCGCAAAGTTCGCTGCTTGCATTGCCACAAAACCTGCCCCGCATTCGCCCCGCAAACATGGATCAAGCGATGAGCGATGTTTTTCCGACAGTTGCGACCATAAAAAAATATCATGGCGGCGGTGTGGCGGTGGCATCGGTGTCTGAAATAATCGCGCAAGCGGCGGCGCTTCTGAACGTAGGAAAGAACCTGCAATCGCACCAAATTGATTTTTTGGCCTGTGAAATTTTGGCAAATTGGTATTGGCTGACAATCGGCGAAGTTAGGTTTGTGATGAATAGCGGAGTAACAGGCAAGTACGGCGAATTATACGACCGTTTGGATGTTAGTGTAGTTTGTGGATGGTTTGAAAAATACGCCGATGTGCGGGGTGAAGTTGTGGCCCAAAGGTCGCGCCGGGCGCACCTTGAGCGAATTGAGCAAAGCAATCCGAATGCAATTGAAATGCCCGATTCGCTGAAAGAATTAATACAGGGAACCGCTAATACCTTTTTGGTTGAAGGCGAATTGAAAAAGGGTTTTTCCCCTGGCGAATTTGAACCGGACGAATACGTTTTGCGAATGATTGAAATGGAATGGGCGGATTTGCCGAAAGCGGGGCGAATGCCTTATGAAAATTACAAGGCTATGCGGATTGCTCACCTGAAAACTCAAATGAACAAATGAACCTACCCGAAACCACTATTCGCCTTTTGCGGGCCGTTCAAAACAGTCGCGACTTTGGCCGCGATAACTACCGGGCAAAAACGGTGGAAATCAGCGACGAGGGCATTACCTGTTACCCGGTTAAATCGAAATTCGTAAGCGAGGAAATCGAACGGGCCGGGCTGTCCGATGCTGTTTCAATGTTTGTTTTTGAGCGAACAAGGTACAGGGTAGAAAACCAATTCCGGCGCGGGCTTTACGACGTGACCGGGAATGAAATCAAGATTTTAAAATGAACATCCTATCTCTTTTTGACGGCATTTCATGTGGGCGCATCGCGTTGGAGCGAGCGGGCATTCCGGTTGATAACTATTTTGCATCGGAGATAGACAAGTTTGCGATGCAAGTATCAAAAGCGAATTGGCCGGATATTCAGCAAGTCGGAGACGTTTGCAATGTTTATGCAGCCGACCTTCCAAAAATAGATTTGCTGATTGGCGGATCACCTTGTCAGGGATTTTCTTTTGCCGGCAAAGGGTTGAATTTTAATGACCCGCGCAGCGCCCTGTTTTTTGAGTATGTCCGCATACTGAACGAAATCAGAAAAACAAACCCAGATGTAATTTTCCTGCTTGAAAATGTGCCGATGAAGCGTGAACATCAAATGGTCATTTCCAAATACCTGGGCGTTGATCCGATTGAAATTAACGGAGCGTTGGTAAGCGCACAAAATCGGCGGAGGCTATTTTGGACAAACATCAAAGCGCAGCCTTTCAATTTGTTTGGCGATGTAGTTTCAATGATTTCGCAGCCGAAAGACAAGGGGATTTTGCTGAAAGACATTTTGCAGCTTGATGAAGTTGGTAAGAAGTATTATTTGAGCGGAAAAAGACTGGAAAGAATGCTTGCCACGCAAGGTAAATATACGCAATTGAACGTGGAAAAGTCGTATTGCGTAACCAATCGGAATACGGCGAATTGGAACGGCGATTTTCTTAAAATCGCCGCTGATGGAACATTGTCGCAGAATCAGGGTAAAGCGGGATGCTTCACTGCTGGCGGAAATTCTGCTGGCAACCATTCCGACATGGATGTAATTTTCATTGAGCAAACACCACGCGGTAACAATGCCGGCGGACAAAGGGCGCTAAACGGCAAAACGCCGTCTGTTTCGGCAAACAGTTGGGAAAACAACAATCATTTAGGCGGGTATCGCCGCTTAACACCTATCGAAGTAGAACGCCTTTTCACGTTGCCGGATAATTACACAGCATCCGTAAGCGATTCGCAGCGATACCGCTGCATGGGCAACGGATGGATAGTTGATGTAATTGCTCATATTTTTAGCAATATTGAAAAATGAGAAAAAAAAAACCCAACCCCGCCGATCCACGCGAAGCGCAATTAGAAACAGCCCTGACTTCCTGCCGACGCCTAAACCGTGCCGTCCGTTTTTCATTTTTAAGAGAAATTATCCGGGCCTTGAAATGCGAAGATCGGGAAGCGGAAAGCATTTTTGAGGGGTGGAATAAGGCCGGGAAGGTTGCGCAGTATGGAGAGACGGGCTGGATGAAAATTTATTTGTGCAATAATGTTGCATATATGTAAAACATTGTTTTATCTTTGTGCATAAATTAAAATGAATTGAAAAATGGAAGATTACAAACAGTTTTTAGAATCAAAAAAAGTAAGGCTTACGGAAAGCGGTTTCAAAATTGACGAAACCGACTTCAACACAAACCTTTTCCCGAATCAAAAGCACGTTGTTAAAACGGCGCTGCTCAAAGGTCGCTTTGCAATATTCAGCGCACCGGGAACAGGCAAGACCTTAATGCAACTCGAATGGGCTTACCATGTCAACAAGTACACCGGTCAGCCGGTAATCATCCTTTGCCCGCTTGCAGTTGCCGGGCAGACAGTCCAAGAGGGTAAAAAATTCGGCATTGAGGTGAAAAAATACAACTGCCTGGACGTGTCCGGCATTTGCATTGCGAATTACGAGCAGATCGAAAACATAGACCTTGATGCGTTCGCCGGCGTTGTGCTGGATGAAAGCAGCATCCTTAAAAATTACGAAGGCGCAACAAAAAACAAGATCGTTGAAGGGTTTGCTAAAACCCCGTACAAACTCGCTTGCACGGCAACCCCTTCGCCAAATGATCCGATGGAACTGGGCAACCATGCTGAATTTTTGAACGTGATGAGCCGCAACGAAATGCTGGCAATGTATTTTGTCCACGACGGCGGCGACACTTCAAAATGGCGTTTGAAGGGGCATTGCAAACAACTGTTTTATGACTTTTGCTCGCAGTGGTCGGTTATGTTTTCCCGACCGTCCGACATTGGATTTGAAGATGATGCGCGGTACACTTTGCCGCCGCTTAACCTGATCGAAAAGCAGATCGTAACGCCGAAACGCGCAAACGGGCAATTATTCAACGAAACAAATATTTCCGCTACCGACTTCAACGCCGAATTGCGCTTAACTAAAATGGAGCGATTGGAGCAGGTTGTTGAATTGGTAAATGGTTCTACCGAAAATTTCATTGTCTGGATTAAGCAGAACGAGGAAGGGGAGCACTTGCGCAAAATGATACCCGATGCGGTGGAGGTAAAGGGCAGCGATTCGCCGGAATGGAAAGAGGAAAAATTGCTGGGATTTGCAAACGGTGATTTTCGGGTTCTTATCACAAAAACGAAAATTGCACAATTCGGATTGAACTACCAAAACTGCCGTAATCAGGTTTTTGCATCGCTTGACTTTTCCTTTGAGGGGCTGTACCAGGCAATCCGCCGCTCATACCGTTTCGGGCAAAAAGAGGCAGTTAATATCTACCTGATTACGGTAGATACCATGCAAAACGTCATTCAATCCATTCAGGATAAAGAGCGCAAGTTTGAAGAAATGCAGGCCGCAATGACAGCAGCCGTCAACAAAAATATCCACGCAACAAAAAAAGTCAAAATGCAACGCGAAGCCGAAACAGTACAAACCGAATTTGCTACCCTGAAATTAGGGGATTGTGTTCAACTGATTCAGGAAGTCCCGGATGAAAGCGTAGGGTTTTCTATGTTTTCCCCTCCGTTCGCCGAACTATACACTTATTCGGACGAATTGGAAGATATGGGAAATTCAAAGGACTACAAAGAATTTATGTACGCTTTTGGATTCCTTACCCGCGAACTTTTCCGGGTTGTTCAGGCCGGGCGCAACGTGGCCGTGCATTGCATGGATTTGCCTATCCAAAAAGGCAAAGAAGGTTTTATCGGGCTGCGCGACTTTTCCGGTATGCTTTTGAAGGCGTTTGACGATGCAGGGTTTGTTTATCACTCCCGCGTTACATTGTGGAAAGACCCGGTAACGGAAATGCAGCGCACAAAAGCACTTGGCCTGCTCCACAAACAGATAAAAAAAGACGCTTCGATGTCCCGCGTTGGAATACCTGACTACCTGCTCATTTTCCGCAAACCAGGCGAACATAAAAATCCGGTTACCCATCAGGACGTTGACCCGGCAATGCCTAATTATCTACCCGTTGACCTTTGGCAGCAGTACGCTTCGCCGGTATGGATGGACATTGACTACGGAGATACCCTCAACAAGCAGGAGGCAAGAGAGGAAAAAGACGAAAAGCACATTTGCCCTCTCCAATTGCAAACGATTCAAAGGGCTATTCACCTTTGGACAAACGAAGGGGACACGGTACTGGAGCCTTTTGGCGGCATTGGAAGCGTACCATTCAAAGCGGTTCAGATGAAACGCCGGGCAATTTCATTTGAGTTGAAGAAATCCTATTTTGACGTTATGGTAAAAAACGTGAAATCGGCAGAAACCGCAAAGGCTCAACTTCAACTTTTCTAAAGCCATTTTTCACTTTCATTCATACTGACCGCCGGGCGCTTTGTCCGGCGGTTTTTTTACAATTTACTTTGCAATCTGAAAACATTGTTTTATATTTACCGCATGAAATACGATGCTGACAAACTCGCTGCCGACGTTAACACCAAGCGGCAAATAACAAACCGGCTGACAACAAGGCAGGCGGCGGAGCAGATCGGTGTAAGCAACGGAACGGTACATCGGGCGGAAGTCCGCAAAGGTTTGTCGAGCGAATCATTTTTGAAACTATGCGTCTGGCTTGACAAAGAGCCGGGGGCGTATCAAATTGAAACGGTATGAGCAGGGGATTTGAAAATTGGTCGGCAAAGGCAAGTATCAGTAAATCACTTGCAAATGAATTAAAAGCATCTAAGCAAGATATTTATGCCGATGCCAAACGCCGCGCTACCTGCTTAATCGGCATCGACCCTGGTACAAAAACTGGAATAGCCATAAAGGAAAGCGGATTGCTGCGAATTATTGAAACCACAACCATTTGGAAGGCCATAAATTTGGCGCATGAATGGGCGGAATATCACGGCAAAGGAAACACGCTGGTACGGGTTGAAGACGCTCGCCTACGCACGTGGTTTGGCAACACCGGGCCGGAAAAATGGAAAGGCGCGGGCAGCATCGGGCGCGATTGCGCTATTTGGGTTGAGGTGTTGACTGAATTGCAAATACCGTTTGAACTCGTACACCCCAAAAACGTGAAAGAAACCACAGCAGACTATTTCAAAAAGTTGACCGGGTGGACGGGCAAAACGTCAATCCACGCACGGGAGGCGGCTTGGTTGATTCTTTAAAATCCTTAAATATGAAACGCGCATTACTTCACGCATGGTTTTTCCTGCAAGAATTTGGCAGGCAGGATGATTACCTTTTTTCGGGCATCGGCGCGCCTTACGAAAAAGCGCACTGGTTTAAGACCCGAAAATGGTTTAAAACGTCATGGCTTTATGCTACGCTGCGTTGCGACATTCGGTTTAACACGCTGTGAAATGAGCGACAAAACCGTTATCCACATTGAAAAGGCAAACGGCAAACTAAGGCCGGAAAGCGTGGATATTTACCGCGAAGCCTGGGAAACTTTGCCTGATGGATGGTACAGATTGATATTTGAGGCGCAACGGCGTGGATACACCACAACCCGTTACAAATACTACTTTGCGCACGTTATGGAAACGATTTTGCTAACCTGTGGGGATCGTTTTGAGATTATGGAAGGTGAACGGTTCAGGAAGGCGCGAAACACGCAGGAGATACACGAGGCGCTGAAAATGAAGTATAACCCGGTATTGGTGCGCACCCCGTTTGCGACGTTCGCCATGCCGTCAAGTACAACCGGATTATCTGATTCGGAGTTCATCAACGCATTTGAGGAAACAATAATTTCCGAATTTTCCGCCCCGCCTTTTGGCTGCGATTTTATGAGCCGGGAGGATTGGGCGGAAATGATGAAGGAGAAACGGGGTATTACTGATTAACTGGGGCACTGCCGACGTGCGACGTTTAGGTGGCATGAAAGGTAGTACTTGGTTAGCCGTCACCATTTTTTAACCACATAAATATTTTTAAACCATGTTTGAAATTGATAACGCCGTAAATAAATTGGATATTGATGAGGCTTTCAAATCGCTCCTCTCTGGATGCATTTCGAGCGAAATTTTCAATCTAAAAAAAACATATAACCCGGAAATAACAATATCAAAATATACGCAAGATAACGATACCAGAGTCTGGTGTGAGGTGTGTTTGCTTTTTGATGCAAAAGATATTGCTCTTGCACAATGCAGACCTTTTATCGACAAAGGCGTTTCGATGAGTGCTACCGTAGATAAGGTTTTCATGAGGAAAACATACTTTTTGTACACAGTTTAATTGCCGGTAACTGGTGCTTTCCCGCTGTGCCAGGTTTACGCCGCATAGGCGGGAAAGCGGGGTTATTTTAAACAAAAAAAACAAAAGTGGAAAAAACACTAATTGGCAAAGGCGCCAACATGAGCATTGCAAAAGCCGCATTAAAGGTATTTTTTGAAGAATTAATACCAGATTGGCCAAATGCTGCAATAAATTCAGGCGACCTCGATGCGATACACCGGATTGTCAATGTTGCCGGGGCAAAACAAGCATCTGTTTTCACACACCATCAGGTTCTTTCATGTTTACGATCCTCCCCGTTTTGAGAGGCGAAAACATATTCATCCGGATGGCTTGAAAGGCGCTGCAATAATTACACTCCTACGGACAAGGGTAGGGAATTTTATAATTCTAATTTGAAATAACTCCAAGCCCGACGAATTGCCCCGCGATTAGCGGGCATTTCCGATGGTCGACAGTTAGGCTTAATTTTACAAAATGGAAAAAGAATTGAATCTGGAAACATTAAAATCCGAACTGCAAGAAATTGCTAATCGGTATGGAGGCACACTTGAGATTGCACTTTACGGTAGGGACGTTGACGTTTCGCTGATGGATGAAAGGCCGTACATTGAACACGTTTTGGATATTTCCTGCAAGATTGAGATATTGGGCGTTCGTTAATTACGGCCTGAAATTTGCTCACAAAACACATAAAAATCATTTCCAATGAAGCCAAAACAAGCAAACAGCCCCGAAACCACCACCCTCGAAACCCGCGAACTTTTCAAGCCTGAAAAGGGCGGCGAAATAAGCAAAATCATTTTCCCGGTTGGCATACGGCCAAAAGACCCAAATCCGCCGGAATGGACAAAGTATGTCGGGAAATACGATTATCTGAAATAAACCGTAAATTTGCATTCGATGAATTGCAATATCCAAATCCTAACAGGAATAATCGCCGGGCGCGACTTTGACGGGACAATTACCAAGTCCGGCAAGGTTGTGTATCATATTGCAGAACATTCCGGCAGGCTTCACAGGTTTGAAACGGACATGAACGACCCGGAAATAAAAGTCCGACCATTGCAGCGGGTAAGTCTTTCGGAGTTTATCGAAAAAAGCAAAACCATGATAACCGACTCAATTGAACGCGACAGCGAATGAAAAGAGCGCTAATAATTGGACTGAACTACGCAGGGTCGCAATACGCCCTGCACGGCTGCGAGATCGACGCGGCCAACATATACAACCGTATGCCGCGCAATGCCTACGGCGCAACCCTGACGGGTACTTACAGCGCAGAACGGTTCTACGCCGATTGCGCAAGCCTGCGGGACGCTTGCACCGAAAAGGATACTACCTACATTTGCTTTTCAGGTCACGGAACCTACTTGGATGACTTCACAGAAGATGACGGATTCCAGGGCGGTATCTGTTTTTGGAACGGCTCGAAAATTGAAGTCATACCAGAAAGCGACTTCCGGCGCGCTGTCGAGCAAATCGCTGGCAGTGTAATTATCATTTTGGATTGCTGCTTTGCAGGTGAGTTCAGCCGTGGTGCAAGTAAGCGCATGAAAGACAAGTTCGTCCCGTTCAGCGCCAATGAAATGCGCATCGAACTTTTCAAAACCCGCCCACAGACGCGGGCAGCGGCACGGAAGCCCAAAATGTATTGGCTGCTTGCCTGTGCATTCAACGAGGTGAGTTATGATACCGGAAACGGCGGCCTTTTCACGTCTGCCTTTGTGCGGGCGTACGACACGTTTAAACCGCGTTCGATTAAGCGTCTGATGGAATACGCAAAAATTAAATGCGAACCAGACCAAAGCCCGAACTTCAAATGCGAGAACGGGGCAAGACCCACCAAAACGGTATTCTGAAAATAAAGGAATACATTAAAAAACGCTGTAAAAACGCTGTAAAAACGCCGTAAAATGCCAGGAGGCAAGGGAAATATAAGAAGTTCGGACGGACGGCCGTTCACGACTGAAAACCAACCAGCGAACCGGGGCAGGAAGGTTAAAGTATTCTCACAAATAGCGCAGGAATGGAAAGCGCGTGGAATTGAGCGGGCAACGCCGGATGTTGTTGTAGAGGCGTTTGAATACCTTTTGGCGCTTCCTTTTTCCGAATTGAAAGACCTTTCTAAAGGGGTTGAAGAAAACCCTTCAATTATTCAGATAGCAGCGGAGGAAATGATTGGCAAGCGTAAGCGGGAAATATTGGGTGATATGCTGGACAGGGCGCACGGGAAGGCAATTAGCCGGCAAGAGCACACCGGAAAGGCTGGTGGAGCAATTGAATTTAATTTTGAAAACCTTAGCACAGCCGAACTGAAAACTTTTGTATCCCTCACCCAAAAAGCAGAGCAAACAAATGAATGACGAAAAATATAAAACCGGAACATCTGGAGGCCGCAAGGCGGGTTCTTTGTAAAAGAGAATTTTCCGACTTTATCCGGGCCGTAATGCCAGAATACGTTTTCAACTGGCATCACTTGGTTTTGATCGACGCGGCGCAACGCCTTGCGGATCGGGAATTTGAAAGGCTGATTGTAATGATGCCGCCGCGTCACGGAAAAAGTCAGATCGTAAGCCGGTTATTCCCGGCATGGTTGTTTGCAAGGCAGCAGAACGAGCAGGTGATACTTTCAAGTTATTCGGCTGACCTTGCATCGGCGATGAACCGGGACGTGCAACGGATAATGACCGGGGGAACTTACCGGGCGCTGTTTCCGGATACGCGATTGAGTGAAGGCAAGGACGCCGGAGTAGTGCGGAATAACAGCAGGTTCGACATAATCGACAGCAAGGGTTACCTAATCAGCGCGGGCGTAGGCGGGGGGATAACGGGCGCGGGTGCTACGGTTGGAATAATTGATGACCCGGTAAAAAACAGCGCAGAGGCAGACAGCGCAACGTATCGGAACACGGCCTGGGAATGGTACACAACGACATTCAAAACCAGATTTGAGCCAAACGCGATAGAGATTGTTTGCGCTACGCGGTGGCACGAAGATGACCTAACAGGGCGGATATTAAAGCAGATCGAAGACGGCGAAAGCGGGGTTAAGACCGAAATTGTAAATCTGCCTGCACTTTGCGAACACCCGGAACAATACCGGGATATTGGCGAAGCGCTTTGGGAAGGAAAGTACAGCCGGGGCAAGTTGCTGAAAATGCAAAGCGATTTAGGCAGTCGGGCATGGAACGCTCTTTATCAGCAGCGGCCGGCGCCCGAAGAAGGCAATTTAATAAAGCGGGATTGGTTTGATTTTTACGATCCTCGAAAGGTGAATTTGTCCGGCGAAACGGTGAATTTCTTTTTCGATACAGCATACACAGACAAAGAGGCGAACGACCCGACGGCTGGAATTGCATACGTTAAGAGGGGCGAAGATTACTACGTTTTGGAGTGTAGGGCCGAATGGTTAGAATTTTTGGAGCAAACAAAATTTATTTTGGACTTTTGCAATGAAAACGGGTACGGGGTGCGAAGTCTTGCCCGTGTGGAACCGAAGGCGACAGGAAAAAGTATTGTGCAAGTCCTGAAACGCCAAACAAA